CCGACGCGGCGGCGCATTTGGAGGGCTGAGATGAAGAGCATTGACAAGCGCGTGCGGGAGCTGCGCAGGGCGGTGGAGGGCGTGCTGAACACCTACGGCCTGCCCCTGAGCATTGACGAACTGGTGCTGGAGGGCCTGCTGAGCACGGTGCGGGCGCAGATGGAACGGGACAGTGACCCGGAGGAGGCTGAAAATGGCAAACCGAAGCAAAGTTGACCAGATCGAACGGGAGCGCCCCGGCGCATACACCCGAAGCGACCGGGTGACAAGCGCCGAGGCGGAGCGCAAGAACTACCAGACCACGCGGCCCAGTGAATACACCAAAAGCCAGGCGGTGCTGGACGCTGAGGCGGCGCTGAAGGATTACCAGGCGCAGCGGCCCGGCGATTACACCAAGAGCCAGGCGGTGCTGGATGCCGAGGCGGCGATCAAAAATTACCAGGCACAGAGGCCCGGCGACTATGAGAGCCAGTACGGCGCGCAGATCGACAGCCTGCTGGAGCAGATACAGAACCGGAAGGCGTTTGCCTATGATTTTAACGCCGACCCCTTGTACCAGCAGTACAAGAACCAGTACACCAAGCTGGGCAGCGACGCGGCGGCCAACGCGGCGGCGGACGCGGCAGCCCTGACGGGCGGCTACGGCAGCAGCTACACGGCCAGCGCTGCCGCGCAGGCCAACCAGCAGTACCTGACGCAGCTGAACAATGTGATCCCCGATTTGTACCAGGCGGCCTATGAACGGTACCAGGGCGAGGGGAACGACCTGTACAACCAGCTGAGCGCTTTGCAAAACCAGGATGAGATGCAGTACGGGCGCTGGCAGGACCGGTACGCGAACTGGGCGGATTACCTGGACTACCTGACGAACCGCGCGGACAGCGAATACCAGGCCGAGTACGGGCGATACCAGGACAAGTACAGCAACTGGGCCGACTACCTGGATTACCTGACCGACCGCGCCGACACGGCGTACAGCCAGGACTACGGCGAATACAGCGACAACTACAACCGCTGGCAGGATTACCTGGACTACCTGACGGAGCGCGAGGACACCGCCTACAACCAGGATTACGGCGAGTACAGCGACAATTACACCCGCTGGCAGCAGATGCTGGACTACTATTACGGCGATTACCGCGACATGGTGAGCGACGAGCAGTGGCAGCAGGAGTTTGCGGAGAGCCAGAGGCAGTTTAACGAGCAGCTGGCGTTTGACAAGCAGCAGTACGCGGACAGCCTGGCGGCCAGCGCGGCGAGCGCGGGCGGCAGCGGGAGTTCTGCGGGCAGGAGCAGTTCGAGAAGCAGCAGGAGCAGCAAGAGCAGCAGCGACGATACCGTGCAGTATTGGATCAGCAAGATTGACCCGATGGCGGGCAGCGGACAGAGCTATGATTCCAGCACCCGCGCAGGCAAGGTTGGCATTGCCAACATGATAAACAACGGCTACAAGAAAGGGAACCTGACCAAAGCACAGGCAAAGTCGATTGCCGCGCACTACGGAATTTCGATCGATTAAAGGAGAAAGCAATGAGCGTACATTTGAACCTGCGGAACGGAAAAATCAGGACAGACGACAAGGAGGACATTGTACAGACAGCGGCCCCGGCGGCGCAGGAAACGGCGGCACAGACAAGCGCCGATTACGAGCGGCAGGTACGCCTGAACCTGAAAAAAGGAACCGTAAGCTACGGCGGAAAAAGCTACGGCCTGAGCCATGAGGGAACGAGCAATGCCGGAAGCCAGGCTTTGCAGGAGCGAATTGACGCGAGAAGCCGGGAGCAAAAGGCGCGCACGGGCAATATCTGGCAGGCACAGAGCCAGACGGCGAACCGGCAAAGCACGGAAGCCCGGCAGGAAGAAACCGCCAGGCAGAAGGTGATCACCATGTTGGCAGCGGGGGCCGCGGGGCTGGGGAGCCGGAGCACGGGCAGCGCGCGCGGCACGGCAAGCAGCTATTTGCAGGGCGGCGGCAGCACGGGCGGCAGCGCCTACGCCGCCGCCCTGAGCGCCCCGGCGGGCCGCACACAGCGGTATGTGAGCGGGCGGGAACAGCTGGGGCAGGACATTTTGAACCTGAACCGGCGGCAGGATGCCGAACAGGCGCTTGGCAGCCGCGTGATGAGCGACACGGCGCGCACCGACACGCTGGAACAGGCGGCGCGGGACACCGTGATCGATGCCATGGTGCGGCAGGCGCAGGCGGGCGGGCAGACGCAGGCGGACAAGGCCCGCGCTTTTGACCAGGTGAACGCCTGGCTGGACGAAAACCCGGAAGCCAAGACGCTGTGGGACGCCGAGCGCGGCGCGGGGCGCGGCAACCCGGCGGCACAGCGCGCGGCGCAGAGGATACGCGCCGGGATGAGCGAGGAGGAGGAGGAGCGCGCCTACGAGCAGGCCGGGGAGCTGTACGACAGCTACGGCAGCGCGTGGAGCGCGGCGCACCGGCTGGGCAGCGACGTGAAGGGCCTGGCACAGCAGGCGGCGGGCAGCTGGGCGACGCTGGCGGAAAGCATTGCCCCCGCCACCCGCGACGAGGCAGCCAACAACAGCGCCGAGCGGCATGCGCTGGCCGAACTGCGACGCCTGACCGACGAGGGCAAAGTGTTTGAAACCGACGAGAACGGGCAGATCCGCACCAGCGACGAGTACGAGGCGGCGCTGGCGCGCTACAACGCGGCGAAGGAGGCCGGGCCGCAGGACAACCAGAAAACCGTTTTGACCGATGAGAACAGCGCCGGGATGCGGCTGTACCACGAGGGCGGCGAGAACCTGGCCAAAGCGCAGGCAGGCCTTGGCAGCGCGGCGCGGTTTGGAGCGGACACAGCCAACGCCATTGCAGGCAATTTGCCCAACATGGCACTGGCGCTGATCCCCGGCGTGGGGCCGGCGGTGAGCCTGGGCGCGCTGGGGGCGCAGGCGGCCGGCGGGCGCATGGCCGAGCTGTACGACGAGGACACCGGCGCGGACGAAGCGCTGTGGCGCGGCCTGGTGAGCGGCGGCATTGAGGTGGGCACCGAGGTTTTGCCGGTGGGCAGCTGGGTGGAGATTGTGAACCGCGGCGGCAAGGGCCTGGTGCGCAACCTGCTGCAGCAGATGGGCGAGGAAGGCACCGAGGAAGCCGTGGGGTATGTGGTGAACTACCTGGCCGACGTGGCCGCCAAAGACCCGAACGCCGAGTTCAGCTGGGCGGAGCTTGCGCAGAATGCCGGGATGGGGGCCATCAGCGGCGGGTTCTACGGTGCGGCAGGCACAGGGCTGAACCTTGCTTTGAACCGCGCCAACACCCGAATGGCGGAGAACCTGGCAGGCGGCGAGAACCAAGTGCAGCAGGCGAACACCCGCACGGCGCAGGCTGTGCGGGAGGCGGCGCTGACGCAGGCGCAGGATATGCAGCAGGCCGTCGCCGACCCGCTGGGAGCCGCCGCGCGGCTGGAGGAGGAAACCCGCCCCGGCAGCACGGCGGCAGAGGAAAAGTATGCCCCGCAGGCGGCCCAGAGCGCGCAGGAGAGCGCGCAAAACGCTGACGGGGAACTTGCCGCCCGGCAGGCGGAAAACGCCGCACAGGCCGCCGCTGACGCGCTGGCGCAGGAGAAAGCGGCACAGGACGCCGACACCCTGACCGGGGAGGAAGCGGCACAGCGTGCCGATGCGCAGGCGGTGAGCGAGGCGGCGCTTGCGCAGGCCGCCGCCGAGCGGTACGCGCAGGAAAGCGCGCCGCAGGCGGACACGGTGGCACTGGAGCGGGGCACGGTGCGCCGGGAAACCGTGGAAGGAATACAGGCGTTTGCCGACGCGGAGGAAAGCTATACCCCTTACATGAAAAAGGCGCTGGTGGAGCGGTACAAGGGGCAAAGCCCGGCGGTGTATGTGCAGGAGATGCACAGCATGTATAACGCCGGGCGCGAGGGCGTTTTGAGCTTTGAGCAGGCGAAAAGCGCCAGCGCAGCGCGCGCCGCCGTGGTGCAGGACGACGCGGCGCTGTACACCGCGTACAGCCTGGGGCGCAACGCCGCCAGCGCCCTGACGGTGCAGCAGCCTGCCGCCGCCGTGACGGAACCGGAGGTGCGCTATGACGGCGTGCCGGCCGGCAGCGCGCAGGTGCCGGATGCCGTTTTGCAGGGCGTGGCGGAAAAGTTTGGCATGAATGTGGACGTGGTACGCCAGCTGACCGCCGACAACGGCGGGGAGGTGAACGGGTACTGGGCCGCCGGTGCGGCAGCCCTGACCGTGGGCGAAAACAGCGCCAACGCCTACCAGACGGTGCAGCACGAGCTGACCCACTGGATGGAGGGCGAGAACCCGGAGGGCTGGGCCAGGCTGCGCGCGCGGACGATGGCGTTTGCGGCAAGCGAATACGGGCTGGGCGGCGTGCAGCAGCACATTGGCCGGTACGAGAGCAGCTACGGCGACAGGACGCAGGCGGCGGACGAGTATGCCCGCGACCTGTTTGCCGGCATTATGAGCAGCGAGGAGAACACCCGCGCGTTTGTGGAATATGTGAGCGAGGACAGCGAAACGACGCGGGAGGAGAAGCGCAGCGTTTTGCAGGCTTTGCGCGAGATGCTGGACAAGATCGTGGGCAGCATCCGCAGCCTTTTGCGCGGCGGCGACGCGACGCTGGGCGCCGCAGACGGGCGGCGGCTTGCCGAGCGCGCCGAGAACGCCGAGAAAGCGCGCGCCGTGTGCGACGAGGCCCTGGCCGAGCTGGAAACCGCGCGCCGGAACGCCCGCGCGCGCCTGGAGGCCGCCGGACAGGCGGACAGCGATACAAAAAACGCCCCCGCGGCAAGCGAGGGCGTGAAGCTGAGCAAAAACGAACAGAGCGGGAAGAAAGACTTCCGCGAGGACAAATATTACCGCCGACAGGTGGAGCAGTGGCAGAGCCTGAAACCCGGCAGCCGCGTGAAGGTGGGCACGGTGCAGGAGGGCAGCGCGCTGAACCAGGTGGGATTTGCGGCGGCGGACGTGTACTTTGACGCGAGCAAGCTGCAAAAGGAGCTGACGAACCACGGCGACCATTTGACGGCGGAGCTGGTGCAGAGAATACCGGAGCTGCTGAACGACCCGATTGCCATTACGCAGGCCATGACGCTGAAGAACACAGTGAACGTGTTTGGCGACCTGCAAACAGCAGACGGCACGCCGGTTCTGGTGGGTGTTATGGTGGCCAAAGATGTGGCCGGGCGAAACGCCGTAACAAAAATCCGCACGATCCACGCCCGCAGCGACTTTGCAAAGCTGATTACAGATGAAAGCATTTTGTATTTGAATGAAAACAAAAAGAAGACCAAAGAGTGGTTCCAAGTCCGCGGCAACCGCGTGCCTTTGGACGGAACCAGTTTTGGTCTTATTCGCAGTATACAGCTTGGGGACGCGGATGTCAAGTACAGTGAGAAGATCAGCGGCGCGGTGACACAGGAAGAACTGGAAAAAGCGCGGGCGGAGTACCGCGAAGCGGAACGCGCCCTGAAGGACAGCTGGGCGAGGGAAAAAGCGTGGCGGCAGCAGGACGAGGCCGAACATGGGCGGTTTTTGGCCCGCCTGATGCAGCACAAGCGCGCCGGGGACGCGGTGCAGTGGAAACAGAGCCAGGAATACCTGGAATACAAGGCGGCGGAAAACCGGTTTAAGGCCGAGCAGGACGCGCTGCTGGAACAGCGCGACCTGGCACAGGAAGTGATCAAACAGGCCCGCGAGCAGGAGCAGGACAAGGCATGGCAGAAAAAGCAGGCCCAGCAGGCCGAGTACGACGCCGAGGTGCGGGAAAGCGGCATGAGCCGGGAGGATTACCACCGGGAACAGGCAGCGGACACCTACGGCACCACAAAGTGGTTTGAGAGCGCCGGGTACATTTTGCCGGACGGGCGAATGCTGGATTTCAGCGGAGGGAGCGACAAGAGCGTACGCGACCTTGACCACCGCGACATCCAAAGCGTTTACGGCCCGGCGGAGCTTGCGCGCGGGGCAGAACAGACGGATTACCTGAATGCCTTTATTGCCGAAGGCAATGTGCGGGTGATGGCGGAAAGCCCCGGCGTGGACGTGAGCGCCGAAACCGAGGTGAGCGACGCGCAGAAGGCGGCCATTGCCGAGATGGCCGACACGCTGGGCGCGGCAAAGCATGGGTTTAACCTGGACATCAGCCGCAAAGACGGCAGCACTGCCGCGACGCGCTGGTACGAAGGCCGGGTGCGCGGCAGCGAAGTGGTGCGCGACCTGGAAACATATTACCGCACAGGCAGCCTGCCGGAGCAAAGCGAACTGAACCGGTTCCGGTACAGCAAGAAGGTAGACGCCGAGAAACACCCGCAGAGAAGGAAAACGGGCGAAGAACAGGTGAGCTTTGAAACCCTGCGGGAACTGCCGGATATGGAGATCACCGAGGTGGAGGAAAACGACCTGGCCGACAAGCCCGTAAAGGAAATTTTGGATGCGGGCCTGGCGAGCACGCAGCGCATACCGGGCAAAAACAGCGGGAGCGTGGTAAACCGATACACGGGAGATACCATTGTTGTGACGAGGGCTGGGCTGCGGCACGGGCTTTTGAACGCGGCCCAGATACAAAAAAATGCCCCGTATGTGGGGCAGATCGGGCCGATTTTGGAGAACGCCGTAAAGGTGAACGAGCTGGAAGCGCGCGGCAAGGAGGTGCGAAGTGATTTGTACCTTGGGGCGGCACGCATGAGCGACGGCAGCCTGATGGGGATCCGCTTTGTTGTAAATATGTACGAGGACGGCCAGAAGGTGCTGGATGCCGACAGCATGGAACCCTTGCGGGGAAGCCTGTACGCCCATACAGGCAGACAAATTAAAAATGGAACCGAATCCCTCAAGGGGCGAGAGGTCAGCACGAATGCCGTTGCTCTGTACGGTTCCAACATCAGTATAGAAGATTTTTTGGGCAGCGTCAAGGAGGAACTGGGCGAAAATTTATCTGCGAATGTAAAATATGCCTTTGGCATGGACACGGAAACAACGGCTGGCTTTGGCGAAGGACTGCGGTACAGCGCCCCGACGGAGGCGGACTATGACGACCTGCGGGCGCAGAACCGGGAGCTGGCGCAGAAAAACCTGTACATGGAACAGCAGATGGAGGTGCTGCGGCAGGAGTTTAAGGCATCGGGCGGGCACAGCGTAAGCCGGGCGAGCGCGCGGGGCATTGCCCAGCGCATTTTGAAGCTGACGGGCAGCAAGTACGGCGTGGACAGGCTGAGCGGCGATTTGTGGCGGGTGTTTAACGTGGAAGGCAACGGCGAGCCGACGCTGAACGCCGACGCGATGGACGCCCTGACCGACGTGATGCGCGGGGTGCTGAACGAGAGCGAGCAGAAAAACACCGAGCTGCGGGAATACTATAAACCGCTGCGCGAAACCCTGCGCGGCACGACGCTGGAGGTGCGCCGGGGCAGCGCGGAGTTTGCCGAGCTGATGAACGCCTACGGCGACGGCAAAAACGGGCGGCAGTGGGGCAACGTGCGCAAGGCGCTGTTTGGCCGGCTGAACGTGCGGCTGACCGACGGGGCCGGAAACTGGGACACGATGCAGGCCGAGCTGGCCGAGAGCTGGCCGGGAACCTTTGACGCGGAGAACACCGACATTACCGCCTTTACCGACGCGGTGCTGGGGGTGTATGAGGCAAGCGTGCCGGTGGTGGAGAACCCGTATGGCATGGACATGGAAACACTGGCGCTTGACCTGGCCAACGAGGCGGTGGAGGGATACCTGAACAGCCCGACACGCCGCACCATGGCAGACCGCGCGGCGCAGGACGCGCAGAAGGCCGCGCGCGCCGAGTACCGCAAGGGGCGGCGGGACGCGCAGGCCGAGATGAAGGCCCTGTACGACCAGGCATACGCCAACCGGAAAGAGCGGTTTGACGCCATGCTGGAGGTTTACAAGCAGAAGGCACAGAACGCCAAGGACGACGCCGTGATGCGGGAGCGGATGCAAAAGCTGAAATGGGTGCAGACGCGGGACAAAAAGCTGGTGCGCCAGCAGGCGGAGTTTGCCACGCGGATGCAACGGCGCAACGACGGGCTTTTGTACCGCAAAAGCCGGGACAGTGCCCAGAAGCAGGTGCGCACCCTGGCGGCCTGGCTGCGGGAGCCGACGGACACCAAACATGTGCCCAAGAAGATGCGCACCGCCGTGCTGAACGTGCTGAACCTGTTTGACTGGAACACCAGCAACGCGGGCACGGCGACGGCGCAGCGGTGGCAGGAAACCATGAAGGACATTGCCCTGATGGCCAAGGACGCCGAGGCGCTGGAACACATGGGCGCAGGCGCGGGCGACTATGCCGATTTTGACCCCAGCCTGCCGGGATACATTGAAACGCTGTTGCAGCAGACCGGCGGAAAGACGGGAATTGGGCAGTTCAGCGGCGAGCAGATGCGGCAGCTGGATGTGATTTTGAAAAGCATGACCAAGAGCATCACGCAGGCCAACAAGCTGCTGGCCGAGGGCAGCAGGGAAACCATTGCCGCCGCGGGCGACGCGAGTGTGGCCGAGATGGCCGCGCGGGAAAAGCAACAGGTAAAGAACAAAAACAACCTGTTGGGCAAGGCGGTGAAGGCCGCCGCCGACACCACGGCGGGCGACGCCCTGGGGCAGCTGCTTGGCGTGGATATGATGGACGCAGGGCGGTATTTTGCCGCCCTGGGCGACACGGCAGAGCAGATGTACCGGCCCATACGCGAAGGGTTTGACAAGCGGGCGTGGAAGCTGCGCGAAACGGTGGAGTGGACGCAGGCCCTGCTGAAAGACAAAACGGACGTGGACAAGTGGACGGGGCGCAAGGCCGAAAAGCGCAAATTTACCGTGACCGACGCGGCCAGCATGGCGGACACCGTGCTGGAGCTGACACCGGGGCAGGCCATGGAGCTGTACTGCCTGAGCCAGCGCGCGGCGGCAAAGGAGCATTTGATGATCGGCGGCATCCAGCTGAAGGACGCCAAGGGCAAGCCGGGGCGGCGGGTGAAGCTGACGCCGGGGCAGCTGGCGGAGATTACCGGCAGCCTGACGACCGAGCAGGTGCAGACGGCACGCGCCATGCAGGAATACCTGAGCACGACCGCGGCGGCGTGGGGCAACGAGGTGAGCAACACGCTGTACGGGTACGACAAATTTACCGAAACGCACTACTGGCCGATGAGCAGCAGCAACGACTTTACCGCCACAACGGCAGCCAGCAGCAGGCAGGCCGGGCTGAACGGCATTAAAAACGCCGGCATGACCAAGACGCTGGTGAAGGGCGCCAACAACCCGCTGGTGGTGGGCGACGCCTTTGACACGTTTTTTGGGCACACGACGGAGATGGCGACCTATTACGGGTGGTGCATCCCGTTAAGCGACATGATGAAGTGGTACAACTGGCGCGCACCGGAAAGCGCCGTGAGTGTGAAGGAGGGCATTGACAACCTGCTGGGGCGCAAGGGCAAGGACTATTTTGAAACGCTGATGCGGGACATTAACGGCCAGGGCCGCGCCGAAACCGCCAGCGGCGGCGAGCGCCTGATGAACACCGTGACGCGCAACTGGAAGGTTGCCAAGGTGGGCGCGAACCTGCGCGTGGCGGTGCAGCAGCCGACGGCGTACTTCCGCGCGGGGGCGGAGATCGCGCCCAAATACCTGCGGGGCGCTTTGGGGCGCGGCGCGGCCAACCTGGGCAAAGGGCTGGCGGCCAGGGCCAAGGGCCAGACCTTTGAGGGCGGCATGGCGAAAGCCGAAAAATACTGCGCCATTGCCTGGTGGAAAAGCCAGGGATATTTTGAAACCAACCTGGGCAAGGACGTGCGCGCCATGGCGCTGGACGAGGAAACGGCGCTTGAGCGGGTGCGGAGCGCCAGCACCGCGATGGCGGAGTGGGGCGACAAAACCACCTGGGGCGCTTTGTGGAACGCCTGCGAGCTGGAAACGCTGGACAAGCACCCGGAGCTTGAATATGACAGCGAAGAATTTAACCGGCAGTGCGCCGCGCGGCTGAGCGAGATTGTGGACAAGACGCAGGTGGTGGACAGCGTGCTGCACCGCAGCCAGATCATGCGGAGCACAGCGACGTTTACCAAGATGGTGACAAACTTTATGGCGGAACCCATTAAAAGCTATGCCATGGTGGCCCAAGCGGCGGTGAACCTGGCGCAGAACCCGAAGGACAAGGCCGCGCGGGCAAGGTTTGCCCGTGTGGGCGTTACCTATGTGGCAACGGCGATGGCGACCGCCGCGGCCGCGGCCGCCGTGGACACCCTGCGGCACCCGCGCGGCGACGACGAGGACGACGACGAACGCCTGACGGCGGCGAGCCTGGCCAAGGTATATGCCCAGAACGTGCTGGAAAACTTTGCGGACGGGGTGAATTTGCCGGGGAACCTGCCGCTTTTGCAGGATGTGATCGGGTACATCACCGAGCGCGCGGACGGGAACGCGACCTATACCATAAAGCGCAACGACGTGGAGTGGATCGGCGACGTGATGGACGCGGTGAGTGTGTGGAACAAGTACCTGACGGGCAAAACAACGAGCCTGTACCAGGTGCTGTACCGCACGGCCAACGCGGTGAGCAATGTTACCGGCGTGGCGGTGAGCGCAGCCCTGCGCGACGTGAAGGGCGTATACGACACGCTGACCGGCCTTGCCGGCGCCGACGACCCGCTGGGGATGGACAAGGACCTGAACCGCATTGCCCTGGCGCTGGACGGCGGCGACGCTGACAAGGCGAGCCGGCTGTTTGCCGGGCAGGTGGATGCCAAGGTAAAGAGCGGCACCGACCCCGCCGACGCCGTGACCGCCGCCCGCAGCACCGTGACGAAGCTGTACAGCAAGGCGTACCAGCAGGCGGACAGCGAGGAACGCGCCGAGATGCTGGACGCCCTGATGGGGCTGGAATACGGCGGGGAGCGGGTGTACGATTTGGACACCGTGACCGGCTGGGGCGTGACGGTGGGCAGCGCCGACATTACGGCGGCGCTGGACACGGCGGACGCAGACGCGGTGCAGGAGATGATCGACGAGAGGGTGCGGCAGCTGGAGCGGGCCGACGAGGAAGCGGCGGCGCAGGCAAGCCGGATGATGGAGGCCGGTACCCTGACCCGCGAGGAATATGACAGCGTGCTGGACAGCGCCAGGGACGCCAAGGAACTGCGCACAGCGATCCGCAGCGCCATAACAAAAGAGATGAAGCCGAGATACCAGGCGGCGGACACGGCCGGGCGGCAGGAGATCGCCGAGATGCTGTGCAGGCTGAAGGTGGACGGGCTGACGGTGTACGAGGCGGACGATTTTAAGAAATGGGAATGAAGCTCCTGAACCAATAACGCATAAAGATGCCCCCGGCGGGCCGTGTGAGAGCGGCAACCGGGGGCGTTTTGGATTTTACGGGACAAGTGGGGGCGCGCCCGGATACGGCGGCATGGCAAAATAAAGGCAGAAGCGGGCGCACCGGCGCAAAAGCCGGAAAAACAGCCCGGCAAGGAGGGTATGGTATGACCCAGGGAACGACCCCGACGCTGGTGTTTGAGCTGGACATAGAGCCGGGAACGCTGGTAAGCCTGTATTTGACGTTCCGGCAGGGATACGGGAGGGAAGTGACCCGGCGGGAGGACAGCATTACCGCCGACAATGACGCCAAGACCCTGACGGTGACGCTGACACAGGAAGAAACCTTAAAATTTGAGGAGGGCGGCAACGTGGAAATACAGCTGCGGGCCGTGACAACGACCGGCGCGGCGCTGGCCAGCAACATTGTGGCGCTGCCGGTGGAGCGGATACTGCTGGGCGGGGTGATCACATGAAGCTGAGTTTGCTGAACAGCAGTGAAACCGTGCAGATGAGCATGAGCGGCGGCGAGGCGGTAAGCCTGAGCCTGAAAACCGGCGCCGTGCAGACCGGCGGAAGCCTGAGCATTGGCCACGGCCTGAAATGGGAGAGCGGCGCTTTGTGCGTGGACTGCGCCGACGCCGTGGAAACCGACAATACCCTGCCCGTGACCAGCGCCGCCGTGGCGGTGGAGGTGGGCAACATCGCGGTGCTTCTGGGCACCATTTGAGGAGGATAGAACATGCCAGACACGACACAGACCAACATTGCGACCGAGATCACCCGCATCCAGAACGACCGCAACACCATCCGCACCAAGCTGGTGGAGCTGGGCATGGCGGAAAGCACGTCCAACCTGGACACGCTGGCCACCGCCATCAGCGGAATCACCAACCAGGGCGCAGTGAGCGCGACGGTGCAGGAGGGCGACACCTACACCATTCCAAAGGGCTACCACAACGGCAGCGGCACGGTGAGCGGCGTTTCCGGCGGCGGCAATTACAACCTGCAAAGCAAGAAGGTGACGCCGACCAAGAGCCAGCAGAGCGTGACGCCGGACAGCGGCTATTATGGCCTGTCCGATGTGACGGTGGCCGCCATCCCGTCCAACTATCAGGACGTGAGCAGCGTGACGGCGACGGCGGCGGATGTGCTGTCCGGCAAGATCGTGGTGGACAGCACCGGCAAGACCCTGACTGGCACGATGGCCAACAACGGCGCTGTGACCAAGACGCTGGACACCACGACCACCAGCTACACCATCGCCAAGGGCTACCACAGCGGCAGCGGCAAGGTGAGCATTACCAAAGAGAGCAAGAGCGTGACGCCCACCAAGAGCGCCCAGACCGTGACCCCGACCAGCGGCAAGGTGCTTTCCAGCGTGAGCGTGGCGGCCATTCCCGCGTTGTATGTGGACACGACGGAGAGCACGACCGACGCGGCGAGCGCAGCCAACATCCTGAGCGGCAAAAAAGCCTGGGTGAACGGCAGCCAGGTGACGGGCACCATGGCCAACAACGGGGCCACCAGCCTGACCATTGACGGCCTGACGACCCTGAGCGTGGCTGTGCCCGCGGGGTACACGAGCGGCGGCACCGTGAGCCTGACGGATGATATTTACGACGCGCTGGCGGCGATCTGATGCTGCTGAAAGGAGAAGCGCATGGCGGACACGAACATTAAAACGCAGATCAGCCGCTTAAGCGGGGCGAAAAGCGACCTTGCCACGGCGATCACCGCCAAGGGCGTAACGGTGCCGGATGACACAACGCTGGACGGGTACGCCGCGCTGGTGGAGCAGATCGACACGGGGGTGGATACCAGCGATGCGGACGCGACGGCGAGCGATATTGCCAAAGGGAAAAACGCGTATGTGAATGGCAGCAAGGTGACGGGGACTATTGATAGCCCTGTTGATGTGGCTGCTGAATCTGCTGATTGCCTTTCAATCAGTTCCGGCAATATCGTGTACACAAGTTCCGGGAGCGGAACGGATAAAGTTATATGGGACAAATCCAAGAATAACGTTGTCAGGATAAACTCATCATATTTTGGGTCATGCTTTCAAGATCAAGTTCTGGAAGGCCGCACGTTTACAGCAGACGGTAGATGGAAAAATGCTACAACCCACGTTTCGGGCGGGGCTGTGTTATTAAAAGCGGAGGGCACCATGACCAACAACGGCGCGTGGACATCGACTATTGCGCCCGGAGCCAGCGTGACCATCCCAGCGGGCTACCACAACGGCAGCGGCAAGGTGACGGCAAGCGGCTCTTCCAGCGGCGTGGATACCAGCGATGCGACCGCCACCGCCGCCAACATTCTGAGCGGTAAAACCGCTTATGTTGACGGGGCAAAGCTGACCGGCACCATGACCAACAACGGCGCAATAAGCAAGACCCTGGCCGCCAACGGGACGTACACCATCCCCGCCGGTTACCACAACGGCAGCGGCAAGGTGACGCAGAGCCTGACCACCAAAGCCGCCACGACCTATACGCCCGGCACCAGCAACCAGACCATTGCGTCCGGCACCTATTTGACCGGGGCACAGACCATCAAGGGCGACAGCAACCTTGTGGCCGCCAACATTGCGAGCGGGGTGTCCATCTTTGGTGTTAAAGGCACCTACACGGGCAGCAGTTCCGGCGTGGACACCAGCGACGCGACCGCCACTGCTGCTAGCATCCTAAGCGGTAAAACAGCGTATGTGAACGGCAGCAAAATTACCGGCACCATGACCAACAACGGGGCGGTTGCCAAGACCATGACGGCCAACGGCAGCTATACCATCCCGGCGGGCTACCATAACGGCAGCGGCAAGGTGACGGTGAACGTATCGTCCAGCAGCGGCAGCAGCAATAACAACGTTGAGGCTTATGCCATTACGAACACCAACCCCAGCGTTAGTTTTAAGCGCACTGACGGGGCAATCAAGATCTGGGGCTACGGCACCATGACCAGTTCCGGCGGCTGGGGCCAGCAGACTACGAGCCTGGTCGCGTTTGAGGGCGACAAGTACCACAAGGGCGCTATATATGGCAGCCCAAGCAGTACCAGTTTGAGCCTAAGCATCAGCAACGGAAAACTGACTGGCCTGCCGAGTGGACTGACGGCGATCAACGCGATTGTAACAAGAGGTATATGATATGGCAACACAAGCAGACGGATTGACCAGCAGTGTGCCGGACCCGCTGAGCGAGGTTTTGGGCTGCGGGCTGGACAGCGGCGACGACAGGCGGCAGGCACAGGCCTATGCCGTGCAGGCTGCCAAGAGTGCCGTGCAGGCAGACGCGGACGCAAAAAGCGCGGGGAACGCAGCAGTACGCGCCGAAAGCTGGGCGGCAGGCGGAACAGGGACCCGAACCGGCGAGGATGCGGACAACGCCGAATACTATGCCGGGCAGGCCAAAACCAGCGCGACAGCCGCAGCGGCAGACAGGGCCGCGGCGGAAACAGCCAGCCAAACCGCCGTAAGCAAGGCGGAGGCGGCGGCAGCCAGCGCAGAAGCGGCAGCCAAAAGTGCCATTGAAGCAAAGCCGAGCGATGTGGCAACGCAAAGCACAAACGGCCTGATGAGCGCGGCGGACAAAACGAAGCTGGACGGCATTGCCGAAAACGCCAACAACTACACCCACCCCAGCTACACGGCAAGGGCCAGCGGGCTGTACAAGGTGACGGTGGACAGCACAGGGCATGTAAGTGCGGCGGCAGCCGTGGACAAAAGTGATATTACCGCGCTGGGTGTGCCTGCGCAGGATACCACATACACCCACCCCAGCTACACGGCAAGGGCCAGCGGGCTGTACAAGGTGACGGTGGACAGCACAGGGCATGTAAGTGCGGCGGCAGCCGTGGACAAAAGTGATATTACCGCGCTGGGTGTGCCTGCGCAGGATACCACATACACCCACCCCAGCTACACGGCAAGGGCCAGCGGGCTGTACAAGGTGACGGTAGACAGCACCGGCCATGTGAGCGCGGCGACGGCTGTGACCAAGAGCGACATTACGGCGCTGGGAATACCGATTGGAGAAGATCACGAAATAACCTTTTCAAACCTTGCAACAGGCATAACTATACCGAACGGCATCGGAAAGGACAAGTGCTATTGCTATACAGTAGGAAAACTGGGATTTTTAAGTATAACATTTACGACCGGATATAGTACCAGCGGCACGGCTATTGCAGCAGGCAAAACACTTTTTTATGTGGAAGGGGTGCCAAAATCAATTCACACCAGATATTCGAGCCAGAATGACGACGATGGGGATTTCATCGCCATCAGAAGCAGTGACGGGGAACAATATATACTTGAAGCAACTCATATCTCAACCGGCGCACTAATGATAAAAGCAAAAGAAGCTATCCCTGCCGGATACAGGTACAAAATCAATGTGGTGTTTGTTGAAGTATAAAATGTCTGAACGACAACGGAGGTGTAACCCCAATGAGATTACAAAACGGCGATGTACTGCTGGCCTGGCCGCTGGCACAGCACGTCATCACGGCCGGCTGGACGTACACCAGCGGCGCGGCACACAATGCCATTGACCTGCGCACCCAGAGCGGCACCAGTTGCGTGCGGCCGGTGTATGCCGCCGAGGACGGCACGGTAGACCAGGCGCAGACCTGGGACGGCAAGACCTGCACGGGGATGCAGAGCTACGGCAACATGGTGCGGCTGCGCCATGCCGATTACAACGGGAAAAAGCTGCAAACGCGGTACGCGCACCTGCTGAAGCGTGTTGTGGAGCTGGGCGACGCGGTAACGGAGGGCCAGCTGATCGGGTACAGCGGCGCAAGCGGCAACTGCTACGGCGCGCACCTGCATTTTGAGGTGCTGTACAAGGGCAGGCGGGTGAACCCGCTGAACTGGCTGGACGCTGACTTTACGCCCGCCAGCGTGGCGGTGCGCAGGCACCTGGGCAGCTATACCAGCGTTGCCCGCCCGGCGGATGCCGAACCCGCCGCGAATGCCCTGCAAACGGTGCAGGCCAACGGCCTGACGAACGCTGAGGCCATGAGCGTGTACAGCCTGGCGCTGGCGCTGGGCCTGGTGGGGCTGGGCCTGTACAGCGCCGAGTACGCCGACGCGGCGCACACAAAGCAGAACCTGCGCATTGGCCCGGTGAGCGCCGGGGACGCCAAGGCGCTGATGGACAAGCTGACCGAGCTGGGGGCCGCGGACAAGGCCGCCAGTACGGCAGCATAAGAAGGAGGGAACAGGCATGACAAAGCTGTTTATCAGCCAGCCGATGCGCGGGCGCAGGATGGCCGACATTGTGCGGGAGCGCAAAACGCTGGTGGCCGACGCGGCGGTGGCGCTGCAGGAGGACGAGATCGCGGTGCTGGACACCCTGTTTGACGACACCGATGCCACGCCGCTGGCCCTGCTGGCGCGGGCGCTGGGGAAGCTGGCCGAAGCGGACGCGGTGATTTTTGCGCCCGGCTGGGAAACGGCGCGCGGGTGCCGCATGGAGCACCTGGCGGCGGAAGAATACGGGATCAGGATCGTGGAGGGGTAGAAAAAATGGAAGAGCAAAATATGTTTTTGTGGATCAAGGCGGCGGTGACGGCGCTGTGCGCGGCGTTTTCGGCGGCCTTTGGCTGGCTGGGGTGGCTGGTGCTGGCCTGGGCTGTGTGCATGGTGATCGACTGGATCAGTGGCAGCGCGGCTGCGGCGTCCAAAGGCGAGTGGTCAAGCGCTGTGGCGCGCGCAGGCATCTGGCACAAGGCCGGGATGGTGGTTGTAGTGATTGTAGCCGCCATGGCCGACGGCGTGCTGGGCGTGGCGGTGGAAAACCTGCCCGTATTGGGCATACAATACACCGTGCTGATTTTGCCGGTGGTGCTGGTATGGTACATTTTTACCGAGCTTGGCAGTATTGCCGAGAATGCCGCAGCCATGGGCGCACCTGTGCCGGAGGGCCTTATAAAACTTTTGGCCGCAGGAAAACGCGCGGCGGAAAAGTGCGTGCCGGATACCGATACTGACGAAAAAAATTGTGAATAAAACGCGAAAGCGGCGGGCGTCCCTGTGTTTTGGGGCCGCCCGCCGCTTTTTTGCATGTGCGGAAAGATGGAAAACGGAGGAAATAGTGCCTTATCTGTACAGGTTTACATACAGGCTTACGAGGGCTTACACGGCTTTTTAGGTGGTGAAAATGTTGCAGGCAAAAATAGAAAGCGCCGCAGATTTAACGAGCTGACGTTAAATTTGCGGCGCTTTTGGAGCGGGATACGAGCCTCGAACTCGCCACCTACTGCTTGGGAAGCAGTCACTCTACCGGATGAGCTAATCCCGCATCGGTAGCTTTTATTATACTTCCCAAGTTCCGGTTTGTCAAGCCCCGATCGAAGGTATCAGCCGTCAACGGATTCAATCGCGCCAACGGGGCAGGTCTGCATGGCATCGGTGGCGGTGGCTTCATCGGGGCCGGTTACATCGGCAGGGGCAGCGGCTGCGGTGCCGCCGTCCGTCATGGTAAAAACTTCGGGGCAGGTGCTCACGCACAAACCGCAGCCGATGCAGTCGGCATTTACATGGAACTTCATGGGCAGTCATCCTTTCACGATGTGTTATCAACAGTATGCCCAATCAGCGGCAATCAATCCATGCTTTCTGCGTTTTCTGCGGCGGCTTCCCCGGCGGCATAGGTTTCGTTGGTGTGGCCTGCAAAGGGGTAGGTACGGGTTTCGGTGGCGGTAATGCTGGTTATGCCGAACCAGCGGGCGCGGCCCAAAGCGAGGGAATCCTCACCGTTTTCGCGGATATCCGGCAGGCCGTATGCGCCGCACCATTTGGTGTATGGTTCGATACCATAGCTAATAATGTTAGCCGCGGCGGGCTCATCCAGCTCGCTAATCTCCTGCCGCAGCGTCTGGGTGCGCACATGGTCCATCATCCAGTAGCTGGCAATGTCATACCCGGCTTCCAGCATGTGGATGCCGCAGACGATCCCCACGCAGGCGCTCAGGCAGGCAAGGCCCCGGCGGAACGCTTTGCTGTTCAGCTGTACCAGGTAGGCGGCGCAGGCGGCAGCCAGCAGAGCAAACACACCGTGGGTGGAGCGGGGATAGTAGTCATGGCTGCCGATCATGGCAAAGTTTGCCCCCAGCGCCCCGGCCAGCAGAATCAGCGGCCACAGCAGGTCAGCTTTTACAGCATCCTGCCGGGCAAAGCAGAGCAGCAAAAACAAAATCGCAAAGGAAAACAGCAGGGGCAGGGCATAGTCTTTGAGCATATTCAGGCAGGCAAAAAAGCGCATGGCGTACCGGGTCAGCAGACTGTCGTAATCGCTGAAGCCGCTGGCACGGTTAAAGTTGCCGCGCGCGGTGATGAGCAAAGCAAACCCAACCAGCGCCCCCGCCAGGCCGGTCGCCATCCAGGCGGGCAGCCTGCGCTCCCGCTTGAACACAACAGCGCCGGCCAGCACCAAACAAACCAGCATTCCGGCGCTGGTATTCTCGCTTAACCAACCAGCCAGCAGCCCGGCTAACGCCATGCCGGCCGCCATGCGCGCCGTACTGGCAAACGGCTGCTGCAAATAATACCGCCAGGGCAGCAAAAAGGCGCAGCATCCCACCGTGGCCCACAGGTAGTTGCAGGCGCCGCACATCCACAAATTGGTCTGGCCAAATACAGGGCTGATCTCCCACAGCGCGGCATAAATCAGGGCCAAAACCAGCCAGTCCGCTTTTTGGCTGCGCCGCCCAACGGCCAGCTTGTACAAAACCAGACCCAGCGCCATAAACATCCCGGCATTGCACACATTGAACAGAAGCTTGGGAAACATGGTGAACCCCTGGGCAAAAAATTTGACGATGACCCGGCCGCTCCATTCGTGATAGTGGAACACCAGGCTGGAAATCAACTGCGGCAGGCTGTGCAGCCGTTCGCCGGTATCAAAGGCATAAGCGAAAGTGTAATCATCGGCCAGGTAGGGCGTTAAGCAGTTCAGCAGCAGCATCCAGCAGAACACCAGCCCGGCCACAAGCCGGAACATGCGGCTGCTGAGGGGCTTTTTTGTTTGTGCCATGGGCAACCTCCAAAACAAAAACGGGCCCCCTGCCGAACAGGGGAGCCCGTAAGATCAACATTATCTTTATTATATCGGTTGTGCTGCCAAAGTGCAAGGTCAGTCCTTTTTGTTGCGGGCGATGCCTGCAACAACGCCGGAAAGCGCCAGCAGCGCCAGCAGGTTGGGAACCGCCATCAGACCGTTAAAGAAGTCCGCCAGCGCCCAAACCAGATCCACTTTCAGGGAAGAACCGATCAGGATGAACAGCACAACAATCAGGCTGTACACCTTGGTGTACTTGGAGCCGAACAGAGCGTTGAAGTTGACCTGGCCGAAGAAGTACCAGCCCAAAATGGTGGAGAACGCAAAGAACAGCATGCAGATGGCAATGAACACCTTGCCAAAGGAACCAAACGTCAGGCTGAATGCGGCCTGGGTCAGGGCGGTGCCGGTCATGCCTTCCGGAATCAGGCCGGAGGTGATCAGTACCAGGGCGGTCAGAGTCAGGATGACAAAGGTATCAACGAATACGCCGATGATGGCCAGCGCACCCTGGTCCTGCGGCTGCTTGACCTTGGCCAGTGCGTGGGCGTGCGGGGTGGAGCCAAGGCCGGCTTCGTTGGAGAACAGGCCACGGGCAACGCCGTAACGCATGGCCTGCTGCACGGTAACGCCAGCCACGCCGCCGGCAATGGCCTGCGGCTGGAAAGCCAGGGTGAAGATCTGAACAAATGCGTTGGGAATGGCGGATGCGTTCATGACCAGGATGATGACGCAGCCGATAATGTAAAACAGTGCCATGAGGGGAACCAGCTTTTCGGTAACAGCGGCAATGCGCTTAACACCGCCCAGGAAAATGAAAGCTGCCAGAACGGCGATCACAACGCCAACCACCACGCGGTTAACGCCGAACGCATTGTGGAACGCATCACCAATGGAGTTGGACTGCACCATGTTGCCCATAAAGCCGAGGGCAAGGATCAAAGCAACGGAGAAGAAAATGGCCAGGAACTTGCCAAACTTGCCCTTGAATGCCGCGCGGATGTAATACACCGGGCCGCCGGTCACCTGGCCGTCCACCGTGGTGCGGTAGGTCTGGGCCAGAACGGCTTCGGCGTAAATGGTAGCCATGCCGAAAAAGGCAGAAACCCAGGTCCAGAACAATGCGCCGGGGCCGCCGCTGACCAGGGCGGTGGCGCAGCCGGTAATGTTGCCGGTGCCAACCTGTGCGGCAATGGCGGTGGCCAATGCCTGAAAAGAGCTCATGCCGTCTTTATCAGCTGCCTTGCCGTGCAGGCTGAAACCTTTGAACAAGTGACGCACACCATCTGCAAAACTGCTCAACTGAACAAAGTGCAGCTTGATAGTAAAGAAGATGCCGGTGCCCACCAGCAGGAACAGCAACAGATAATTCCACAAAATGTCGCTGGCCTGCTCTACGATCTGCGTAAATGCTGCCATGATTAAAATTCCCCCTAATACAATATCCCATATCTTACACATCCGGCAGCGCCCGGTATGGGCAGCTGCCACGAAGCGACCTAATAACAATACCATGCCCACTGGATAAAGTCAAGTGTATTTATACCAAAAACACTCTGACGTGATAAAGTATGACTTTTCCTGGAACATGACGCGGAAATTGAGAAAACAAAAAATGATTCGCAAATTCGAGAAAACGCCGGGACAGAACGCCGGAAAATCCGTCCGCGTTGGGGGAAACACAGGAAAAGAAAAATCTTGGGCCGTATTTTGCTTTTGTAAGCACAGGAAGCAAAAAAGCCCCGGCAGGGGCGGCAGCGCCGCACCCCACCGG